ACGATCGTCGGGCTTATGATTTTTGCGGACAAATTCCGCACCCTCGCCGGCCCACTCTTTCCATTGCATATAGTCGTGCATGACCGCCGGTTGGTCGTCGATGCCTTCGGCCCATTTGCGGAATATGAGTAGATATTCCGGCAACCCTTGCCGCAGCCGAGCTGCGTCCGTCCTGAAATTCTTGTAGAGAAGTCCGTCCGGCTTGCTTTTAGTCATCTCGCGCACCGGGCAGCGCCAGATTGTCACTCGGGAGTGAAAGGTCCATCCGGCGTCCAAATGTGCGCGGACGCACTCGCCGGGAAAATCGCGCAAGCCACGGTCGCCCCGTTCGCTTGCGTTGCTGTAATACACAAGGTCTTTGCAATGCACGGCCGATAATCGACCAGGCATCGTGACTCGGAATTTTTCCTTCAGCAGAAAGGCGTACTGCGAAAAGAATTCGGCATCGTTTGCGCTGTTGCCCATATCCGCGATTGAATCGTTATAGATATAGAGCCCAGAGAATGGCGGCGAATAGATCGAAAATCCTACGCTTTCATTCGGAACCTGCGCGAGCACCTCCACGCAGTCGCCATGCACCGCGATGAAGTTATTGCCGCTTTGACTGTTCAGGCACTGCAAATCCATGGTGGAAGCCTCGCAATGTGTGTTGGATCATAGGCAACCTTGACGCCGGCACTGCGCCCAGTGGCGCGCCGCATTGCCGCTTGCATGGCTGACTTCATCTTGGCGTGGTCGCCAGCTTTGCGGTCGATGACGCGGCCGATTTGTGCCTCGCCTTCGGCAACGATGATGTGAACCTTGACCGGCTGCGTTTGGCCAAACCGCCAACAACGCCGCACCGCCTGATACCAAGTCTCGTAGGAGTAAGATCGCCCGACGAACGCCATGCGGGCGCAGTGCGACCAGTCCAGACCGTGCCCGCACATCGAAGGTTTTGCGATCAGACAATGGTTGCTGGTTTCGAATGCGGCCAGCTTTTCCTCCTTTTCCTCGATCGATTGAGAACCGCGAATCTCGATCACATCAGGAATCTGCGCGCGAACCGCATCGGCTTCGTAGTCGGTGTCTACCCAGATGATCCAAGGTTGCCCGCGCTCTTTCGCAACGACCGACGCCGCTGTTTCAGCGCGAGCTTCGCTGGTCTGGCGCTTCACGGTGTGAAGGTTCGTGGCTGACATCGACGGCAGGCCAAACATATCCGTCAGGTCGCGATCCACTTTGGTGTCGCGGGCGCGATGACGCAGGACTTCGAATGGAGGCAACTTAAACCGCGCGTCGTTTCCGGTATCTCCAAGGTCCGAGGGCCGCTCTGCCATCCGGCAGTACGACGCCATCCAATCCCAGAACGGCATCACAGCATGGCCTTTAAGACGGTAACGTCCCATCTCGGTCTGGTCTGCGATGAACCAGCGCATCAACATTTCGCTGGAACGCATGACCTCTAGGAACTCACAATATTGGCCGAGCTCCATGTAATCATTCGGTGCCGGCGTGGCCGTGGCAGCCAGCTTGAAACGATACCCGCGAAAGGCGTCGATCAGTTTGTGGGTTGTTTTTCCGGTGAAGTTTTTGAGGATTGACGCTTCATCGAGCGACACCACTGAAAACTGCGACGGATTTAATTTGTCGATGCGATCGTAGTTGCAAATGTTAATCCCCGGCCCTGCATCCGATTGTTCACGGATCACACGGGCTTCATATCCCCAACGCTCGGCGCGGCGCTTAGTCTGGCCGGCAACGGCGAGCGGGGTTAGGATCAGAGCCTTGCCGTTGGTCGCCTCGATCGCACGCTGGCACCATTCCAACTGAATTTCCGTTTTGCCGAGCCCGGTGTCGAGAAAACAACCGGCCGACCCGACGCGCAATGCAAACTCGACGCAATGCCGTTGAAACGGAAATAGATGCGGGGCGAGTTCCGGTACCCGATCGAGCCCCCGTTCGCGAGCGCGAATGGCCTTGCTGGCCAGGAATTGCTGATAGTCACTCACAATTGCCCCGGTGTTTGCGCAGGAACCAGTTGCGCCGGTCGGACACGATGCAATAGCCGGTCTTGGCCAGCAGCTCGTTGATCTGCCAGACGTGCGCTTTGATGACGAACTTGCTCACCGGCCTGCGATCGCCGTAGAGCTCGCGCGTGATCTCCTCGCTCGAGATGCCGAGGTCGCCCGCGCGCTTGATCAGGTCGAAGATCGCGGCCTTGAGCGCCGGCAGCCGGATGCCGCAGCGCACGAAGCGGACGGATTGGCCGCACGACTGGCACACATCCACCATGGGCCGCCCTTACGCATTATCGTTTGCGAGCCAGGGGGCGATGCAGATTGCTGCGGATCGCGCCCAGCGCATCAGTCTGAGGGCGATGGAAGTCCTCATCGCAAACGCCCAGGGCAGTTTCCGCTCGGGCCAGCGTGTCCCCCAACCGCTCGGCTTCATTGATCGCCTCTTGCAGTTGCTGCCGGTGGCGGCGCATGGCGCCGAGCTTGAATGCGGATTGAACCTGCACCCACCATCGCGGGCTGGCGTCGGCCATGATGGCGGCGAGAAAGTCGAGCCCACGCTCGGAGCGCAGAAGCGCGGCTAATTCGCTGGCGCTGAAATCACGTTCTCCGCTCATGCGATACTTGGCGGTGCGCTCCGAAAGGCCGGTCAATTCGATCAATCGCAGCCACGTCTTGTGCGGGAAAATGGCCCGCAAACATTGGGCTATCGTGGAATTCAGGTGCCGCGATGTGCCCAGAACGGTGCACATTTCGCCACTCCCCTGATTTGCTGAAACGGCGGCGGTGCGGAATGTAGTGCGCATGAGCAGCTCCACTCCGTTGCTAAGATGCGGCCTCTTCGGATGGCGTCTCAAATCCAAAGAGGTCGGGCGATGGCTTGCCTTTGCCTCGGTCGGCAAGGGCTCTCTCCAGAAGCATGAACTTGTCGGACGGGATGCTGCCGCGAGTCTTCCAATTACTGATCGCAGACGGACGAACCCCAACAACAGTTGCCGTCGCGGTCGGGCCCCCGAGAGCTTCAATGACGGAGTCGACGGTGGTGAGCATGCTTATGGATATTCACATTACGTGAAGTAGTCAAGATTTCACAAGAAGGAGATTTTCACAAGGCGTGAACCGGCTGCCAATCCCGCTATGTCCAGAAGCCAGCGCGACATTGCCTATCGGCTCGAGTTGACACGGGAGGCTCTTGACGTCTCGGCCACAGAACTCTGCAAAAACACAGGGCTGCGCCCTAATCAATGGTCACAATACGTCAACCCAGAGGGCACGCGGCGCATCACTGTCGACGCTGTATATCGGCTCAAGGACGAGTACGGCTTTACGTTCGAATGGGTTTATGACGGCGATCGTGGCCGCCTGCCTAGCGATTTGCTTGAAAAAATTCGCGCTCGCGAGCGCCTTGGCCCAGTGGACTTGAGTCGGGCGCGTGGCCGGAGAGGGCCGAAAAAGCCCAAGTAATAGAATTCACGCGACGTGAAATAGATCGTTGACAGATTCACATTTTGTGAATTAGTGTGCTCCCCTGTTTCGCCGGGAGCCGACACGCCCATGCCTGCCGCCGCCGCCAAGCCATATCGAGACGGCTTCTCGATGCGCCTGCTGGTCGTGCACGAGCTCACGCGCGCCGGCGCCCCGCTCACGTCTCGTGAACTGGCCGACCGGCTCAACGCCAAGCTGAGCACCGTCACTGCGGTCTGCTCAAAGCTGGCCTCCTATGGCCGGCTCGGCAAGGAGATACGAAGTGCGGCCTGCCGTACCTGCGGCAGCCCTCACACGTTTTACCTCTGGAGCCTACCGACATGATCGTCGACGTAGGGCCGATGACCGAGCGCGAGATTGAAGCCAGGGTCGACCGCATGCTGGCGCACCTGGACCGCCTGCTGCTGAATCGGGACATGAGTGAAGACGATTACAACAAGGCCGTGGCCGACCTCGCCTCTTGGGAAGAGGAGGAGATGTTGCGGGCCAGGGGCGAGGTTGAGTGATGTTGTCGCCAGAACAGATCACGGCGCGGCGCGGAAAGCTGACGGCCAGCAGGGTTGCCTGCCTGATGACCGGCGACGCTGCCAAGATCATGAACCTCTATCTCGAGATGACCGACGACCCGGCGTTCGTGCCGGAAGACCTGTCCGACGTGTGGGCAGTGCGGCTCGGAGCCGCAACGGAATCTCTCAATTTGGATTGGTACGTGATGCGGCGCAATCCGCTGTCGCGACGCGGCGAGGTCGTAGTGCACCCCAAGCATGCTTGGGGTGCGTGTACGCTCGACGCGTGGGACGACACGCTCTTCTGTCCGGTCGAGGCGAAGCACGTCGGCGGCCGCGAGCCGCTCGAGGTCATCGTCGACCGCTACCAGCCGCAGATGCAATGGCAGATGGAATGCACCACCGCCAATCAATGTGGTCTGTCAGTCATCATGGGCGCCAGTCCGCCAATCGTGGAATACATCGAGCGCGATCCCGACTACGCCGCCGAGATGATTCATCGCGGTGCGCAATTCATGGACTGTGTCGCGCGGCGGATCGTGCCGGTGCATCTCGCTCCCGTCGCGGGGCCGGTTGTCGTCTCCAAACACTATGACATGTCCGGCGACAATCGATGGGCAGCGGCTGCCGCCGCTTGGCTCACGACCAAGGTCGCCGCGCGCGATCACGCTGAAGCCGAGAAAGACCTTAAGGCAATTGTGCCGGAGGATGCCAAGAAAGTCACCGGCTATGGCGTCGTCATAACTCGGGACAGGGCCGGAAGATTATCACTGAGGGAAATCACATGAACGTCCCCGTCCAAAGCGACATCATGGAGTCGGTTATCGTCAAGGGCGATTTATCGAAACTCACTTCGGATGAACGAGTGAGATACTATAATGAAACATGCCGCAGTCTCGGCCTTAACCCGCTGACGCGTCCATTTGATTATGTGAATCTCGGCGGCAAGACGGTGCTTTATGCGCGGCGCGATTGCGCCGACCAGTTGCGCAAGATCAACAATGTCTCGGTTGAAATAGTCTCGCAAAAAGTCGCCGGCGATATCCTCACGGTGCATGCCCGCGCCAAGCTGCCCGATGGCCGCACCGACGAGGATTTCGGCTCGGTCTACTACCCCGAGACGCTCAAGGGCGAGGCCCGCGCCAACGCGGAGATGAAGGCCGTAACTAAAAGCAAGAGGCGCGTCACTCTGTCGATTTGCGGGCTCGGCTGGCTCGACGAGTTGGAGATCGCCGACATCCCGGTGATGGCGCACCGCCGCCCGCCGCCGCCGGCGCCGAACGCGATGCTGCAGCACGATCCCGAGACCGGAGAGGTTTCGCCGCCCGCGCCAGTGCCTCGCGAAGCGGTGGAACAGGCCGCCTCGTCCGACACCGAAACCGACGCGGGCGGGGCGGCCATGTCGCTGGAGGAAATGGCGCGCGAGGCCGCCATGCGCGGCGAGGCGGTGTTCAAGACTTTCTACAAGAGCCGCAATGCCAAGGAACGCGAGCGGCTAAACGCGATGGGCGACGAATTGCGAGGGCTGATGACGTGACCGAGCAAGAGATCTATCAACGGGTCGACCGGATGTTGGATCACCTGAATCGCCTTCTGCTCAACGGCGATATGTCTGAGGACGACTATCACGCCTCATGGAACTCGTCGAATGGGAGGAAGAGGCACTGCTCAAAGCAAAGGACGTCAACGACCATCAACGGAATACGAACGACACAAACCTGAACCTTAAACCTTAGAGGGGTTATATCCCAATGCGTAAATACTTACTCGCTACCGCCGCCCTGCTGGCACTATCGGCCATGCCAGCCAAGGCCGACGTTATCATCGACAACCACCTAAGCGGTACCGGCGACAACGTCATCTTCCAGGGGCTGTTCGGCAATGTCGCCGTCGGCAGCTTCAACGGCACCCACACCGGGCTCGTTGATTTCTCCTGCCTGGGTGGCTGCGGTGGTTTCACCGGTGCCGCCAACGGCAACGACATCAAGATCGCCAACACCAACGACCTGAAAGTTCAGGTTTTTGCACCCAACGGCACCACCGTGCTGCCCACCGCCACCGATGTATTCTCCCTGAAAGGCACCGGGGACGCGTCGGCGATCGTGATCGCCAACGAACCGGGTGGTGGAACCTCGCTGTTTACGTTCAGTCTCGGTGCACTCAGCTTATCGGCCCAGTCCGGGTTCACCTTGACCGCCATCAACGGCGAGACGATCAACTCGTTCCGGGTCGTCACAACCGGCACTCTCACGGACTTCGAACACTATCGTATCGATGTCGCATCTCCGCTGGCGGTGCCTGGCCCGGTGGCCGGTGCAGGCTTCCCCGGCATCCTGGCCGCTCTCGTTGGACTCTGGGGACTGAACAAGCGTCGCCGCAACCAAGCTCACGCCTGACGGTACGTTCCCTCTGCCCTTCCGTCAGCATGAGGGCGCGTGCGGGTTCGAATGGCCTCGCGCCCGCACGCGCTTGCCGCTCCAAAGGAGCAACCGATATGCCGAACATCCCGCTGCCCCGCATGCCGGTGCGCCTCTCGCGGATGCTCGACCACTACAGCGATTGGGCCGAGCAGCCGCTCCTGCGCCGAGACTTGGTGTCGATCGGCACCATCATAGGCGTCTGCTTCGTCTATTCGTTCTGGGTCGGTGCCCAAACCGCCATGATGCTCGGCATACCGAGCGGCATTCTGGCCTGGATCGCCATCGAAAATTGGTACGCAACATGACGTCCGCGCGCGTCGCTTAAATTAGGCGCGGCCGGGCGGGGCGCGGCCGGGCTCGGCTCGGCAGGGCGAGGCAGGGCGAGGCGAGGCGAGGCGTGGCTCGGCGCGGCGGGGCCCGGCATGGCCCGGCGGGGCGGGGCGCGGAATGGCCAGGCGCGGAATGGCGAGGCGTGGCAAGGCAAGGATTAAACAAGGACCATCATGCGCCAAGCAATCGTAGTCGCGCTGATGTTTTTCGCCCTGATGCTGTCGCCAACACCCAGCGTGCCGAAGGCGAAGCCCCCCCCGGTCAAGACCGACAAAGCCGTCGCGCCCAAGCCGTTCACGATGCCTCTGCCGACACCCGTGCGTGTGATCACCGAGAGCTATCAGGCGTTCCCATCAGAGCCCGTCTTCACACTGCCGGTCCAGGCGATGCGGGTCTCTTCGCCGGCTGAGGAACAACCAAAGCCGGTCGTTGCCGCTGCTGCCCCTAAGCCTGCGAAACGAGAGCCAGATATCTGCCGCGGCAAAGGCCGGAGCTACTACAACAACGGCCGCTCGTGGCGCTGCAATCGGTGACGGAGGTTGCCAATGAACATCTACGACCTGTCGGCCACCCAGATCATGAGCCTGACCGTCGCTGCTGTCGTGGCGATGTCAACGGTCGCCGTGCTGCTGGTGCTGATCTTCCCCTGACAGTTGTCCCCAGACCCCGGTTCCAGGCCCCGTAAAAGTTGAGTAAGGGCGAAAGGCTGACGATGTCGCGTGCTGCCGCCAGATTCCGTGAGGCCGATATTGCCCGCATTTTCAAGGCGGCGGGCAAGGCCAAGGTCGCGGTTCAGGTGGTGATCCGCCCCGACGGCGAGATCGTTGTCTCGACGCTCGACGCGCCTGTCAGCGCGGACGGCGACAACCCTTGGAATGAGGTTTTGCGGGATGGCAAGGATCGAACTGCGCTTCGTACAAAGGTTCCGTGACCGCCACGGCACCCTGCGGTTCTACTTCCGCCGCAAGGGCTGCGCCCGCGTGGCGTTGCCGGATCGTCCCGGCTCCGAAGCCTTTATGGCCGCGTACCAGTTGGCGCTCGCGAGCGCCGAGCCCCCTGCCCCGCTGCGGGTGCTGGCCGGCAGCATCGATGCGCTGGTCTCGGATTACATGCGATCGGATCAATTCCTGAAAAACCGCCCGGTGACGCAGGCGAACGACCGCAACATCCTACGCCGCTTCTGCCAGCAGCACGGCACCAAGCCGGTTCGGCTGCTCCAGCAACAGCACGTCCGCATCATCCTCGACGGCAAGGCTGGCCTGCCCGGCGCGCAGCGCAACCTGAAACGCAACCTTCGCCTGCTGTTCGACTTCGCGAAGGATCGCGGCTGGCGTCCCGACAACCCGGTGACGGGCATCGCAAACGTCAAGCGCGGGAAGGTCGAGGGGCACCACTCCTGGTCCGAGGAGGAGCTCGAGCTCTTCGAGTCGCACTGGCCGGTCGGCTCCAAGCCGCGGCTCGCGCTCGCGCTCCTGCTCTACACCGCGGTGCGCCGCGAGGACGTCATCCACCTTGGCCCCGCCAACACCAGAACCGGCCGACTGGTCTACGTGCAATCCAAGGGCCGGGTGCCGATGGACATCCCGATCGCACCGCAACTCGCCGAGGTCATCGAGGCGACGCCGACATTGGGCATCCGAACCTTCATCGTCACCGGCGCGGGCGCGCCGTTCACTGCGGCCGGATTTGGAAACTGGTGGCGCGACCGTTGCCGCGACGCTGGGCTGCCGGACGGCTGCCGGGCGCATGGGTTGCGCAAGGCAATGTTGCGCCGGATGGCGCAGGCCGGGTGCTCGGAGGACTTCATCGCCTCGGTCAGCGGTCATCAGGACATGCGGGAGATCCGCACCTACGTGCGGGCGGCGAACCGGGCCAAGATGGCCGACGAGGGCATGGCCCGGACGCTGGCGAGGTTTAGCTGATGCCTGATGATGAGGAAATGCCTGATGAGGAAATGGTCCCCGTTCCTGGATCACCGCCGATCGACCTGCGTACTTGGCAACTCTGGGAGAGCGACGACGGCCAGAGGCTCAACGAAATAGTAATGCAGGCGGTCACCGACATCGTGCGGATGGCGTTCGAGGAGTCGCCGCCATATCTGCACTTTCCCTTCGCATGGAGTACCGGCGACGGGTGCGGCGGGCCAGCGGTCTCTGATCCGGCGACGCTCTACGTCGGGCTGCCGCTCGCAGAACAAGGGGGCGATTGGTGCCAGTATGCCTGCTCGCTTGAAGGCGCGGTCAATGGCTTGATCGATTTGCTCGTGAGCCCGGAGACGGGAAAAATCGAAGACGTGGAATCGATAGAGCGTTGCAGCAAAGTTGCTGCACGGCTACGCGAACTGGCCGGAAAAATCGACGCGGCTTGCGAGCCCACCGAGAACAAAACTGCATGACCAAGTGTCAAACCTCGATCGCCGAGGTGTCAACCCTGTTTGATTTTACTACGCTTTTGACCTGCGTGGCGGGAGCGACGGGACTGCTATGAAATTGATTCTAAATACGAAATCGTGTCAACCCGCCTTTAATCCACCAGCGAAAACATTGGGCTTCCTTATAAAATGTAAACCCTGCGGGGACGTCAATTCAGGGCGCGTCAGCCGGCCTTCGCTGCGGCATCGGCGGGTTGCCCAGGGCGGGCAGATCACCTAGCTCGGTTCGCTGGTCGGCCGGCCCCTGCCGGCAGTCACGAATGTCGGTGACCAGCTTGCCGATCAGCTCGGTCTGCCCCTTGTTACGCTCGCTCGCGTTGCTGGCGACTTCGCCGAGCACATAGGCGGCGAACCCCAGGAAGCCGACATTGACCACCAGCAACGCGATGGCCAACGGCTGCGACTGCATCGCCTTGACCGCGTCGCTTGCCACCTGCCCGGTTGTTTCGATCGGCATTGACGGCGCCCCTGTTTTACGGCTCGGGCCGCCGGTACGGAAAGATGACCTCGACCTCGTCGTCGGTCTTGAGCCCGAGGTCGGCCAGCAGGCCAGGGCTGAGATCGGCCACCCGGCCGGTATTCTCGTTCGGCCCCCAGTCGGCCGGGAATGCCGTCAGCTCGATGCCGCCCGCGCGCACCAGCGCGATCTCTTCGCGCATCATGGCCTTCGACGTGACGTTGTAGTCCCAGCGCGCGGCGCAGTAGTGGATATACGGATTGAGCCTCCGCGCCAGGCCGGTCGTCCCCTCTGGCTGATACGGCAAAAACAGATGCGGCGCCTGCATCACATCCGAGATGAAAGCGAGGCCCTCGCTCGCCGACACGCCGGTGTCGTCCGGGCCGCCGAAGCTCGAACACTTGCCGGTAGCCTTGAACAACGGCGCCGGCGCCTCGGCGATGCCATCCAACGGCTCGCCGCCGAGCTCGTCGGCAATGGCCGCGCAGATGTCAAGGAACTTCGCCTCGTAGAGCTTGGCATCGGCCTCGCTGTCGACGAAACAGACCTCGAGCAAGATCGCCGGCTTCTCGGTGTTGTTGAGGAAGAACAAGTCGGTGCGCCGCTTGGCGCCGCGATTGATGAAGCCGCAGGACGCGATGGCGGCCGACATCTCGGCGGCGAGCGCCTCTTGCGTCACGTAGAGCACCTCGACGCCCATCGGCTTATCGACCTGCTCATAGGCGTTGAAGTGGCAACTCACATCCAAGTCGCGTTCTTGCGCGTTGTGGAAATTCACGATCGCATTCAGGTTCTCGTTCTGACTCTTGCTGCTGTTGTCGTGAAACACCATCACGTCGGTGCCCCGACTCTGCAGCTCCTCCGCTACGCGGTTGACGACCCTGCGCGCCTCGTCGACCTCGTCGAGGATGCCGCAGGCGCCGCGAACGTAGAGACCGTGGCCGGACGATATCACAACTTTGAGCATGGCACCCTTATCAAAGGCTTGTACTATAGTTCACGTTTAATGTGTCGCCATTGACCACCGCCTTGTCGCCGGTCGAGAACGTGCCGGCACTCCACAACACGCCGCCGGTGTTATCCTTGGTGGCAACCGCGCCGGCGCCGAAGACCAGAAACGCGCCCTTGACGGTTCCGGTGCTGGTGATGGCGAACGACAGCACGGGCGACAGCGCCTTCGATCCCGCCGAGGCGGCCGACCACACCGCGGTCTGGCGGTTGCCGCTGTAGGCCGGGGTGTTGGCGCCGCCGGCCTCGAGCCATCCCGCATGGGATGCCATGGTGTCGCCGGCCGCGACCGCCGTGTAGGACGTCGACGAGATCAGTCCCATGTACGGCCCGACCACGGTGTAGGCCGCACCGGCAAAGGCGGTATCCAGCATCAAGTTCTTGCCGACGGTGGCGATGACGTTGTCGATCACCTCGCGCCATTTGAGCTTGCCGTCCGCGCCGATGCATTCGACCTCATAGCGGCCATGCGCCTCGGCATGTTCGCCGAGGCCAGATCCGCGGACAACGGACGCGTCGTTGCATTCGCGCGCCTGCGCGCGTTCATCGGTCATGGGTATCTCCTTTGGAAGATCGTCATGTGAGCGCCGGCAGCGGATCGATGTAGTACGTCGTGCTCACCTTGGCCGCGCGCACGTTGATGTAGATGAAGCCCTTCATCGCCGGCTGCGGCGAGGTCAGCGTGGCGACCAGCTTGAACGGCGACCAGCCGGCGCCCGAGCCGCCGCCGTTCCAGGTGCTGCCGTCCGAGGACACCGCCGCGTTGGCCGCCAGCGGATGCGACTTGCACGTCGTCTTGAACGATGCGATGGGCGAGCCCGAACTGCCGAGATACTGCACGTCCATCCACAGCTCATCGTTGTTCGGCAGCGATGCGCTGTTGACGGTGCCGTAGACCGTGACCGTCACATCAGCGCCTGTGACCTCGTTCCAGATCGCCAGCGGCAGCATGCGATAGGGCGTCAGCAACGCGGCCTGCGCATTGGTCACGATCTTGTCGCTGGATGGTGTCGTGCCATCGGTGGCGCCGCCAACACGGGTGACCGATGTTTCGGTGGTTTGCGTGCCAGCATACTCGTCGCGGGTGCTTTTATAATTGGTGGCGCCCGAGTCGCAGCGCACGGTGATCACAGGAGTTGTACCGTATCCTTGGGTCGTTGTCCCATACCGGGTCATCGATGCATTGAATTTGCAATCCTCAAATACAAGCGGCGGATAGCTCGGATTGTTGGAAAGCAGTTGACCGGAAAAAGCCGAAAAATCCACACCACGACAAACCAAAGAAGTGCTTTGCGGTGAGCCGCTCGTCGTAAACAAAACCGTTGGCAGTGTTGCGCCCAAGAACGGCGACGCCGTATTGCGCCATTGAATGTTGCCACCGTAAAGCCGGGCCGTTTGCCCGGTCGCCGCAAACTGCAAGGCGCAATTATCCATCACAAGATCGCATGTTCCTGTGTTGATTCCTAAAGTGATCAAAGACGCGGCATTCGAGTTTCCCAAGATAAATTTACAATTCTTGTAAACAGAGGTTAAAGGAGTGGTTGTGCCCAACGCCAGAATGGACGAGCTACCCGATCCATCTCCCGCAGAAAACGACAACCCTTGATAATAACAAGTTCCCGTGGTCAGGCCGGTTATCGAAAGTGTTGTAGCTCCTGTCGTCGCAATCGCGGCCCCAGTATTGTAATTGGCCTCGACCGGCGGCAGCGCGGCAGTCCGATCAACACAGACGCCAAAGGTCGGCGCAGTCGCAGTCGCCGGACTCGTCAATGTCAGATTGGTTGCCTGCGTCTCGGCGTGATTGTCGGCGATGTAAAACTTGTTCCCGGCCGCGCCCCAGGTGGCGGCGCAGGCGTTCGCCAACCTGGCATGCGGGGCGCCCCAGGCCGGGAAGTTGCCGACCGGGCCGAGACTTGTCCACACCGCCGTCGTGTCCGTGGTGATAGTTCCAGCCGTGTCGGAAAACGCTGGTTCGGAAGCACTCATGGCCCCCGCCGTCGTGCAGATCTGGTAGCTCGCGCCGCTGCTGCGCTTGATGATCTGCCCGAGCACGGCGGGCGTTGCCGCCTTCACTTGCGCCCAGGTTGCCGTGCTGGCCAAGTCGCCGTTGACGGCGGGTTGCCCAGTGCACTCCTGCCAGGTCGCGGTGCCGTCCACCGTCTTGGCCCCGCGCGTAAGCACCCACGTCGCGTCGGTGACGTTGCCGGTCGTGCCCGCGATTATGCAAATGAAACATCGCTCCGAGTTGACCGCGGGTGCGGTGAACTGCCGGCGCACAACTCCAGCAGCCACACTGGTATTTTGTGGTCTGGCTGTAACCGCTGCGTAGGCAACGGACGAGCAGTACCATGTGGAATCGACGAGGGCCAAAGGCTTATGCTCCTAACGCTGTTCCCGAGCTCAATCGCGAGCTCTTGATGGGCGGCACACCGGAATTCACTTGCACTGGCGATATCCCAGAGATCATTGCATTCCGCATGACGCCGCCCGCGCTCGCCGTCGCGCTTTGCGTGGCCGCTGCAGTGGCGGCTTCCACCACCGCGGCGCTCCAGACGGTCGGCACGGCCCCCGAGGCGTGGTCGGCCGCAGTGACCGCCTCGACGACGGCTACCGCGTAGACCAGCCCGGCATTGACGGTGGCTGCGGCTGTCGCCGCCTCGCGCATGATCTGCCCGAGGAAGGCGTCGATGTGATCCCCGACCGAGGCCGGGTCGTCGACCAACGTGGCGAAGACGACGTTGCCGGTGCCTGGCGAATCCCTTGCTGCAGCAGCCTCGGCGAGGTCGGCCGCGATCGCCGCCCGCCGCGCGCTCTGGCTGACGTTACAGACGAGCACTTAGCCGCTCTCGCTCAAGAGACCGCCGCACATGGCTATGATCATGTTGGTACCGGGCGGATCGACCCGCTTCCAAACCGGTTTCCCGTCCGCGTCAGTCCACAGGACCGCGGCCTCGGACTTGCCGCCTCCGGCTGGCGGCTGATTACCCCCGGCGGGATCTGCAGTCCCACCGGCAACCACCCACCTGCCGCCGGCAGTGGCCACGCAGGTCACTACCGTGAGCCCGACATCCAGGGGGATTTCCGGCGCGTCGCCCTCGCCAGAGAACTCCACGGTAATTCCGGAACCAGCGCTGCCGAGGGCATCACCGAAAAGATAGTCGATGGACATCGGGTCGTTTGGTTTGATCAAAAGCTGCTTTTCGGTTTTATCGTAACCATAATTACCGTCCGGCGTGCCGTAACCTTCGACAGTCAACACCCTCTTGTTGCAGTGCCGGTCCAGCAGGCCGGCTGAATCCGGGGGCCAAGGCGGGAACGGTATCCCCTCACCAGAATCGATCCGTGTTTCATTGCTGCCGCCTTCTCCCCAGGCAAACCCATCGGGAGAGGAAAACAGGACATCGGTTTGGCTCATCCAGTGGTCGGAAATATCCGAGGTGTGTCCGGCCGCGTAGAACCCCGGTGCAGCCTCGTCCAAATCGTCCCACACGACGGCCCAGACAGTTTCACCCCGAGAGGTGTCGCCCCCTTTGAAGAAGGTATGCACACGCGACCAGTTCTTGCCGTCGCTCGACGCCAGGATGATGCCGGGCGAGGTGGTGTTTCCGCCGCCTGCCACGATGACAAACGCCGGTTCAGTGTTGTCATCCTCGCCAGTAACCAACCCATAGGAACAGGCCGAAGGATACGGGAGGAAAGGATCTGTGCCTTCGACAAGGCCCAGGGTGCCGAGGTCTTCCCAGGCCGGCTCATCTTGCCCGTCCAGGTTCAGATAGTAGATATTCCCGTCTCGGCTAATCGCGATGAACACGCCGCCGCCGCCCCATTGCACATTGTAGATGCGCGTCAGGACGTCCTGGGAATACGGACCAACGTTGCCCGCCATCAGATGTCCGTGCGCAGGAACGGCAGCGTAACCGATAGTCCTGTCGGCGCGGCGTTGGTGGACGACAGCACCCGCAGCGCATACTTGTCGCCCTCGGCAAAATCGACGGTGGCCGGAATGTTGAACGAGCCCGCCTTGCCGCCGCCGCTGTCAAGCCCGCCGGCAGCGAAGGTGATGGTGCCGATCTGGACCCGGTTCTTCTCGATCGCCAGGGTGATGTTGGTGCCGCTCGCAATGCCGGCATCCAGATAGGCATAGGCGTGGGCATTGCCGCTCACGAGCCGCATGGTCCGGCCGGCGACTGCCTGGAACAGCAGCTCGTCCGCCGCGCGCTGGATGCTGCCGGGCACAAAGATAGCCGCGTCGTAGTTGACATCATACAGCGGCATCCAGAACGAATAGAGCGGGTTCGTCCCATCCGTTGCATTCGGGTCGAAGGCCGCGGGCAACGCAGGCGTCATGTGGTCGACGAGCACCTGGTACATGCCGAAGCCAGGCACCGAGACCATTTGCCCGCGGAAGTAAGGCGTGCTGTTCGTCCACTGTCCCACATAGGTGATGACGGCAATCGGCAGCGGGATGGTCTGCGACGACCCATCGGTAAAATGGACCGTCATGCTGTTGGCGTCGTAAGTGATGTTGTCGATGCGCTTGCCTTCGGCCAGGTCGGCGTTCAGCGCGACGATACGCTGATCGACGTCGTGGAAATTGCCGTCGACCTGGGCCGCGCTGTTGGGCGTGCCGCTGCCGGTCCCCCAGGCGCCGGTCGTGACGTAGACGATTGTCATGAGCTGGACCGCCTCGTTTCATCCACCAACAGAACTTTGACGTTGTCGCGCGGAGGCGGATCGTTGTAGAGCATCTTGTACGAGCCCTGGTCGTAATCCATCCTGACTCTCTTCAGACGCTCGATCTCGACGTAGTTGTCTTGATGCATGACGCCAGTCTTTGAATCCACCTGATAGACCCTTTCCGTATCGAATTGCCGCGCCACTTCCTTGTGCGGCAACTGACGGGAAAGGCTGACGCTCCAACTGCTTGAGCTGCCAAGTTTTTGCGGGGCGCCGCCGTTGATGGTGCAAATCCCTTTTTCAGGACTGTCCTCCGCTGCCAGCACGCGCGGAAGCGCCGGCCGGATGTTGGGAAAAACGGCGGGCCTAACGATGGTTTCAAAGCCGGACATTTACGCCGCCTCAAGATTGTAGTTGGTGGGAATCTTCAGGTCGGTGACCGCAATCTCATAGTCGCTCGAAAATTCGCGCGTCATGGATTTTAGCTTGAATGTCGCAGTTGCCTTTGCGTCTCCGTTGGGAAACTCCGAATCAGCGCCTAAAGGAATTTCGGTTACGACCAGCGGCTGATCGATGACTTCCTCGGCCGTGAGCGGATGCAGGAAATTCAAGCCGTCATCGTTCGGGTTGGCGATCGGCGGCTCATAGCCGACCGATGCATCGAACAGGATCGTGCGGCCGGTGAATTGCTGATAATCGGAGCCGACGTAGTCGACGCTGCAGTAGGTCGGCGTCCCTGGCGCGGTCGCCGCCGAGCCGCCCCGGCCGATGGCGCAGCCAATGCGAACCTCGCACTTGATCCGGCCGTCCGAGCCATCGAGCGCCAGGGAATAATTTATGATCTTGCCGAGTGCTTCCCCGATCCGCGGCTCGGCCAGGAACGCGTTCTTGCGCAGCGTGATTTCCGGCATGCGCGCGAGCTTCGGCGCGAACGCTATCTCCACCACACGCGCCCGCTTGAGCAAATGGGCCTGGGCGAGTGCGATCAGGTATTCGATGCTGCGGTTACCACGAACGGTCGCAATATAGGACCGCCTCCGCGCATCTTCGATCGGCATGTAAGCGCCCGCGCCCTCACCAATCGTTTCGCTCAAGTTGACCGATTTGATGTCGTCGATCCGCAACGCCTCGCCGTCCTCGGGATCGGTCAGGACCGGCTGCACATCGGCATACAACGAGAACGACACCAGCTCGGTGCATTGCCGCTTGGCCGAATATCCTGCCAGCAGCGTTGGCACGAGGTAATTCAGCGGCACCACGACCCCACTGCTTGAAACGCTGCGGCTATAGGACGAGATGTAAGTGCCGCCCTGGTCGTCGGTTGGCGAGGTTTTTACGCTTATATTGTCGCTGCCCGATACTGGGTATGAGATCGAACCAAACCCGACATTTGGAGTCGTCGATGATGCTGAGACCGTCGTGGTTGTTTGCGATGGACCGAACCATGACGTGTCCGAAAATTTGACCGTCATGGTGTTGCCGGTGGTTCTGGTCTGGGACTGGTGATCGTCCAAATTTATGCAAGATGCTTGCGTTGCCAGCCAGCCCTCGCCGATCGTCGCTCCATTTTTCGGCCAGCTATCGGCGGTGAACGAAAACGAGGTGATGGTTCCGCGATCGGAATCCGGCCAATGACCGACCAGGTACCTCGTCAGATCGACATTGCCGTCGGCGAGTTGCGTCCAGGTGTATTCGGCTTTGACGTCGACCCGCGCCAACGGCCCCGAGGTCAGCGTGAGGCCGAGCCCGTCGTAGAGCACCGTGCTGTCCGCATCCGACCCGTCGAATTCGATCAGCCCATCCTCGCCATCAATCTCGGATGAAACCGTGAGCTCGTGTGTCTCGCGGTCGTAGTGCCAGATCGCGCTGTAACCCTCGAGCACCACCTCCGGGTCGGTGCGCCGCGTCGGGTCGACCACCACCTCGTCGTAATATGGCAGCACCCGCAGCGTCGCGGCGAGAGCTTCCTTCTGCGCCACGAGATCGATCGGCCGCGCCACGAATTCCAGCGTCACCAGTTCCTCGAATATCGAGGTCGGCACGCCGACGAGCCGGCCGCGAAACCTGATCAGGTCCGGCCCGCAATCGAGTGCAAACCAGCACCAGATCTTGCGGCCGGGGCCGAGCAGCCCGATCGCATTGCCGGCGTCGTTGCGCGGGCGGCGCACGACCAGCGTGAGACTCGCCGGGTCGCCCTCGTCCTGATTGAGGGTGAAGCTGAAGATGTTTTCGTCCCAGCGCAGATGCTCGGGCGCGAACGTCGTCTCGGCCGGATCGACCCAGGCGAAATACGGCAGGCCGGCAGGCATCAGGCGATCACCCGCTGCTCAGCCTCAAGCGTCCACGCCACCTCGGCCGCCCACTCGTCGCGCGAGGTGTTCCAGGATGTGACTTTGGCCAAAATCGTCAACACCTCGCCTGCGCCATCGGTGCCGCCGCTGCCGAGTCCAGGGATGCATGTGATGGTGATGTCTGTCCCCGGCCATACGTCGGTGAGCGTCGGCGCCTCGTGGTCGGTGCAACTGATCGTCACCTTGTGTTGCCGGAACTGCGCCAGCGAAATGTCGGCCAGCGCGCCGCGACAGTCTCGCGCCAGAGCTGCCGCCTGATCGATCGGCGCCAGCGTCATCCTAATCCCGCGTACGGCGTATTGCGAGAAGTCGATGCCGTCGATCGCGAGCAACGTATAGGCCGGCATCAGGAATACCGGCTCGGCTTCCGCCCGCCCGAGCGGACTTGCGCCATCGCCGCGGCATTGCGCAACTGATCGACCACGCCGGACGACGCGCGCAGGCCAGTGATTTCGGGCAAGCCGGGAAACGCAATCGTGACGTTATGCATCCCGCCGCCGGCCAATGCCGGGATCGACAACGTAGGCGCGACCATGCCGCCGAGCGCGAAGTGGCCCATGCTGTTGAGCACGGCGCGCAGGTTGCCGCCCGAAAGGCGCAGCGCCTCAAGGAGCGCCAGCACGCCCGGCTGGCTCACCGCCCGCGCCGGCATGATGTGCTCGCCTCTGCTAACCCAGGCGATGTTGCTGTCGCTGGTGCCGCTACCGCGACCGCCGAGCAGGCCGCCGGCAGCATGTGCCCCGCTCGGCAGCGGCGGCGACAAGGTGCCGCTTCTGGCGAGATCTTGTTGGAACTCTGCCCACCTCGCCTTCATCTGCGCCAGGGCGGCGTCGAAACTGCTCGTGAGCCACTGCCACGCATTGGCTGGCGCCGTCGTGACCATGGACCCAAGGGCTAAGGACGCTTCCTTAGCCGCTGCCCCTATAGACTTGAGTTCATCCCAATACCCCCGAAGTGTAGCGATACTCTGTCCGGCGACTAAAGTACCAAAATCTGATAGCGATTTACCAAGCGAGTCCAAACCCTTTCCGAAGTCTTCAAGCTGTTGCCTCGCCGGGGCGAGTTCTTGAGCTTTCGCTATGAACTTATCGAGCTCCTCGGTGCCTTTCATAAGAACAGCGATTAATTCTGGCGGCAGGCCGGTACCTTTCAGCACCTCACCAAATTGAAGTTTCTGCAGGTCCGTCAGGCTATCAACAATTTTGGCAATGACCGGCAGGAATTTATTGACCTCGACATTCGATGCATTGAATCCCTTGGCCATGTCCTCGGACGATATCCCCGCCGCCGCCAGGGCCCCTTTCAGAGCTAGAACCTGTGATGCCAAGGTTGTGAGCGGATCGATCGCCTCCTTGCTGCCCTGCCTCATCCGCTCGAACTGCTCGATGAGGGGCCCCAACGAATTGGCCAAAGCCTCGGCCAGCTTACGTTGCGCGGCAGCGAGGTCCGGCCCCTTCAAAATGTCGAACTGCTGCTTTGCCAGTTCGAGCTGCTGCCTTGCCAATTCAAGCTGCTGTTGTTGGATCGGCAATTGCTGCTGCGCCAGTTCGATTTGCTGCTCCTGCAACTGGAGAGCACTTCTCTGGGCTGCTTGTTTTTGGCCAAGCGCGTCGCGTTCCTGCTGGGCGTTTTCGAGATCGATCCTGGCCTTTTGGATGGCACTATCACGCGCCCCCTGCTCCAAAGCCGCCTTCTGTTTCTCATAACTCGCTTCCGAAATCTTCCCGCGCAAGTACTTATCTTGCAGTTCCAGGAGCGCCAAATTAGCCGCCGCATCCTGCACCGTCAGATTAGCGCGCCGTCGTTCGATGTCCTGAGTTGCAGAGAGCGTGCTGAGCTGTTGTCGAACCGATGCGAGGTTCAGGGCGAGCTGCTGCCCCTGCAATTGCAATTGCTGCGTCTGCGCTGCGAGCTGCTGCGTCTGTATTTGGAACTGCGTCGTTTGGAAACCTTGGTCGGCCTTGAGCTTATCGAGTGCCGCCTTGGCTCTGATCGCGGTTTCTGCCGTCTTGTCGATCTCGTCCTGGATTTTCGGCGCCTCCCCGACGACCCCCACAAGCAGTCCCTGCAAGGATGATTTGAACTCCTTGGCTGCGATGCCTGCGCTCTGAAATGCCCCTTCCTGCAGTTTCAATGATTCAATCGATGCGCCGGTCGCCTTGGCCAGGTCTTCCATACCCTTGGCAGCATCGGCCGCATCTTTGGCCCACTTGAGCATAGCGCCGGCCGCCACCGCGAAAGCCAGCGCGGCGGCGCCGAGGACACCGAGCGAAGACGTGACTCTCTGGAAACTCACCGCCAGGTGGGCGACTTCCCCAGCGCCCAGCGCCCCCATGATCTTGCCGAGTGCTTTCATCTCACGGGAGGAGATGCCCGACTTATTGGAAACGTCGTCGAGCCCACCGCCAAGCGCCTGAGTTCCTTGGACTCCGCTTGCTGCAGCCTGCTGAATCTCGCCGGTAGACGCGACGATCGACCGCGACCCCTCCACGACTCGCTGCGACAGCTCGATGTAGGCAGCTTGCGATTTCTCCGACATCTTGCCGAAGTCTTCGATCGATACGCCGGCCGTCTCGGCGGCCTTGGCGGTCTCGTCGAATGACGTGCTGGCGCCCTCGCCGATCTTCTCGAGCGCGGCGGTCGCCTCTTCGGCGCCCTCGACCTCGACCTTGATCGTTTGGACGATATCGTCAGCCATTTTTCATCCCAGCCTTGAACAGGTCGCGCAGCTTTTTGCTCTCGTCACGAATGATCTTGAGCAGATGGAATTTGCGGCGAATGATGACCTTCTTGACCCCGATGTATTTGACCTTGCGGTCATCGGCCGACATCAGCAACGGCACGTCGCGCTTCTTGCTGCGCTTGACCTGGAACAGGCGGCCCCCAAAGTCTTTGGCGCGCGGCCCGCCGGGATCGACGGGAATCCAAAGCAACGGATCGCCTTTGATGGTCGCCCCGGACTGAAAGACGCGCCAGAGCGGATTCGAGTGGTGGAAGACGATCGTCCTGCTCTTGGCGCCCTCTCCCGTGATCTCGTAGGTGAAGCCGGACTGCCAGGCGCCGCCGAAACGGCCCGCGGCTGCGATATCGGCGCGGCCCTTTGTTTGGATGGTCTCGGCGAGCTGCTCGGAGGAAGAGGCCGCGGCCTCCTGCATGCGAGCTTTCAGATGCGCAATGGTTTCGTCGATCTGCGGCTTTATCGGCGGGACGCGGAAACGAACTGCCACGGTTAAATCGACCCCAGCTCTTTCAATGTCTTCTCGATCGCCTTGCCGTCACCTTGCGCGCCCATCGCCGCAACCCACAGATTGTTTGCGCGTTCGATGCGGTCGAGCGTGGCGTTCAATTCGAGATAGGCAAGCAACTGCGGCCACGACAACGTCATTGCATAGTCGGGTGGGAAGCCTCGTCGGATAAGGGAGGTGATACCGAGTGCGAATTCCTCGAGCGCATCTTGATAGGCTTTGCCGCCCCTTCGCCTGGGCCTGTGAGACTGCCCATCAGACCCGTCAGGTCCTCGACGAAGGAGCCAAGCCCGTTTGGGAATGACAACCCAAAAATAGCCTTGAGAAATTTCACTTGCTGCTGCGGCAGCAAACTCAACGCGCGTTGCTCATAAGCCTCGTCGGCAAGATGTCCGCAGCCGGCGGCGATGATCGGCCCGACCGACGCGGCGCACCCCAAGATCAGGCGCGGGATGAAATCATCGCCAAAGCCACCATTGATCAGCGACCTCAATTCCGGAAACCGGGCGATAATGGATGCGATCCCGTCGAACGAGATGGCACGCACCGTGATCCGCTGGCCGTCGATCTTGACGACCTCGCTCGCCGTTGACGGCGCAATGTCCAATAGGTCAGCCATTACGGCACCACCACGGCTTCATTGATGGTGAACACGCCGAAGTCCCCGGTCGTGTCATCCCGCTGCACTTCGGCTTCGATCTCCAGGGTTGAGAAGTCATCTTTGTCAGAGATGAAGCTAAAGTCGCCGCTCGGATTGACTGAGATGCGCCCGGTAAAATCAACCTTTTGGCCGATGTCGTTGGTGCCTACGACCTGGATGACACCGACAACCTCCAGCTTCTTAAATGCGCTGACGGTAACGCTGCCATCGACATCGGGAGCCCCGAGCTCGCCCAGGGTGAAGATCGCCAGGTTTGGACCGTTGATCTCATCGAGCGTCAACTTGATGGTCGCGCCGACCTGGGTGATGGCACTGAAGTCCTTGACCTTGACTCCCTCCCGGCTTGAGAAGTGCTCTTTTTTCTCGACCTTCGGCGTCCACAAAAACGACGGTGCATTGCCGAGGTCGGAGAAGGTTGTTGCGCCGTCCTCTTTGAACGACACGATCCCTTTGCCGATGTGATAATTGCTGGTGCTCGGTGACGCGGGCATGGCTTATAGCTCCTCTATTTTAAGTGGATACCGGAACACGAACTGCACGTTCATCGCGTTGAGTTGCGAGCGAATCCAACCAAAGTCCGTTTGACAGCCCATGTATCGAATTGAGCCGTTGCTGCCGACAAGCGCGATGAGTGTCGCATCCCCGAGCACGCGGCTGATGATCTCGCGCCGAAACGTGCCCAGATCCGATCCGGTCCCGTGCCGTTCCGAGACGACGATCTCTGGCATCATGCTCGGGACATAGGCCCGGCCCGGCAGCCGCGACGAGCGGTCGTCGGCGCCTCCGCTTTCCTCGTCGCCGTCGAACACGGACACCGCCGGCAACAGCTCTTCCTGAATGTCGACGTTGTTGCGCACCGCCGTTTTGATGTTCGGAACGCTGGCGACCACCACGAGCAGGCGCGCCAGGATATCCTCGCGAACGTCCTTCACCCGACCGCCGCCTCTTTCAGCAGGAAGCGCACCTCGCCCCAGTCCTCGCCCATTGGACTACCGCGCAGTTCCCACGAGCGTATGGCCCAGGCGCGGCCGTTGAAGGAAAGGGCGGCATCGGCATAGTCGGCGCGGGTGATGCCTTTCCCGGCCAGCTCATAGACCCGCGCGAACGCGCCGGGCCCGACGCTGCGCACCTCGGCAGTCTGCGTCCCCCCCGAGACCGGCAGCACCTTAGGCTTGGTGTCGTCGATGACCGTGATGTCGACCGCGGCGGCAGCGCCCGCGGTGAATGTCGCCGGCACACCGAGCTCGGCATAGACCGGATCGAACAGCAGTGCCGAGTAATCGATGCCCATCTATGGCCCGATGAGCCGCAGCGTCGGGACGCCGAGCAGCAACGACACGATCATGTAGAGCGCGATCAGCGCGACGATGACCATGAAGATCTTCTGCACGTTCGCCGGCACCGCGAAGCCGAGCGCACCGAGTATCCACATCGCGATATAGCCGATGAGGACGAGGACCGCGACGACGATCGCGATGTTGATGATCCCGAGCAGCAGGCCGGTCAGCGACATGGCATCACCTCAAACATAGATACGCATGTATTTGTAGAGCATGGAGTCGATGGTATCGGTCGCCGCCTGCAACGGCGCGGCGAGGCCGGCCTTGCCGAACATCTGCACCGGATCGAAATACTGCACGCGGGTGTCGCCATGCATGACCGACCGCAAACCGCTCGTCATGCGTGCCTGCCCCCGCGCCGCCTGGATCAGCATCCCGGTCGCCGCCTTGAGTGCCGGCGGCGCGGCATCGGGCAACTGATAGCCGCCGCTATAGGTCACGGTGACCGGCTCGGCCCAGCCACCGTCGATGCGCAGCTTGCCGGATGCGTTCTCCAGCTCATAGCTCGCCGGGTCGAGGATGCTGCCGCGCGGCGATTCCACCGAGACGAGGTCGGCGTCGGCAACCGGATAGCGCGTCAGGAATAATCGCGGCGTGTCGAGCGGCGGCAAGTCGCCGCGCCAGGTCTCTTCGACGCTCTCGTAGGCGAACACGCGATTGCACATGGTCGCGATCACGTCGCTGTACTGGTCGATCATCATCTGCAGTTGAGCGTCCTCGCTGGTGTCGGTCAGCGGCACGTTGAGGATGGCCTTCAGCTCGTCCAGCGTCAGCAGCGCGTAGCTGTCGGCGGGCGTCAGCACCTTGACCCAGATGTCCGCCATTTTTAGCGCGCCTCGTCGTGGAACTGCTCGAACAGACTGCGCAGCTCGAGCGGCGGCGCATTGCTCTGGTCGGAGAGGATCGGGATCGCGGCATAAGCCTTGCGATCGATCTTCCAGCCGATGATCACCGGCGCAGACGTACCCGGCAGACCGCGCGCGCCGGCGGCGCCAGTCTCCCCGCGATCGCCCGCCGGCCCCTTGCTGCCCTGGCGGCCGGCGGATGCGATCAACTGCCAGCCCTCGCCTGGGCAAGCGCCAGGCGCCGCGCGCCGCGCGATGAAGCTGGAGCCGCCGAGCGCGACGATGTCGAGCGCCGCATAGGTCTCGGCTTCGCTCCAGGTGCCGCGCACCTTCGGCATCACGGCATCGCGGCCGGGACAAGCGAGGCAAATCCAATCGGCATGGCCCGGCGCCTGCCCAGTGTCGCAACTTGCCTGCCAGGTGCCGCCGCCATGAGTCACCACGATGCCGGCGTAATGGACGGTGTCCGGCACCCATTCCCGCGCCACCGGGAGCGTTCCAGGCTCGCCCTTCTGGCCGCGGGCGCCGTCCGTGCCGTCGAGGCCCGCGGCTCCTGCCGGCCCAATTTTGCCCGGCTCGCCGCGCTCGCCCTTGTCGCCGGCCTCGCCTTTTGGTCCGCGCTTGCCATCCGGCCCCGGCAGGCGCGCCAGGGTGCGGACCTCGTCCAGGGCGCGCCTGCCCAGCGCCAGGCAAGTGCCGACCGCTTCGAACAGCGTATATTGCGGGACGGGGACGGCCGGTTTCTCACTCATGCCATCTCCCATAATCACGCTGCCAAGAGCCACGCGACCGCGGCTTCGTCATCGTCCTGCCGGCCGCTCGCGACTGCTTCCATGGCGCCGATCACGCCGAAACCCTTGCCGCGCACGCTGATAGACCCCGCGCCGGCAACCTCAAGGCCGAGAACGGCCACCGCCGCGCCCTTCGCGCCACGGGCGCCGCGGGCCGCCGCATTGACCGCGAGCGGCCCATTCCCCCGCCCACCAGCGCCGGCCGCACCAGCGGCCTCGCCAGCGAGACTGCGCAGCACCGCAGCGCCGATGCTGACCGCGACAACGACCCCGTGCGCCTCGCCTTCAAGCTCGGGCAGGATGCCGTAGCCGACCCCTTCGACGAGGTCCGGCCGCAATTGTTCACGACGACCGCCGCCGGGAAGGATGACGACGAGCACCGGCTGGACGACGGCGGCGGCGATGTCCGCCGCAGCTGCGGCCTCGACCACCTCCGCGACGACGATGCCAGCCGGCAGCTCGAAGGTCGGAGCTGCGCTGAGCGGCGCCGCCGAGACCGGACAGAACCCCAGCATCGGCTATGCCGCCCCTTCCAGCGCCTCGATGCGCGCCGCCAATTCTTTGACGGCGTTAACCAAGGCGAAGGTCAACGCGGTGGTATCGAGCACGCGCAAATCAGCGACCGGCTTGCCGTCGACAAATCCGGCCTCCGTCGTCACCATCTCAGGCATCGGCACTTCGGCTTGCTGCGCGATCAGCCCGATAAACTCGCGTTTGTTATCCGCGAGCAATTGATGTGCTGACGGCTCGTCCAGCTTCTTTGAGTAGTTGCCTTTGAACGTGTAACGCACTGGCAATAGCTGCAACACCTCGGCGAGCCCATGCACATAATCGCCGATCACATCCTTGATGCGTTCGTCGGATGTTGCAGTCCAAGCACCACCACCAGGCTTGGTGGCGGTGCCGGTGATGGTTAAATCGCCGGCCGCGCTCAATGTTGCAGTTGTTGTTGTTCCACCGCCAGAACGTAGGTTCAACAGACCCTGGTAGTCAAAATACGTCTGCCCTGCGAACAACGCGAATTGCGCTTTGTCAGTCCCATTGTCTTGCAAAACAAAAGCCGGATTGCCGTCCGTGGAGTTTAGAACCACCCTTGTTAACGCCGCCCCCGAGATCGTCAGCCTGGCCCCCGGCGTTAACGAGCCAATACCGACGTTGCCGGTAGCGCGGCTGATGGTAAGCGGTTGGCTGAGATATGAGCCACCGTCACTCCAGCATGCAACGCCAAAATTCGATCCGGCATTTCCGCCGCTTTCCGCGTCGGCGTTGCCTAAAATGACACCCCATCGCGCCACGCTGCCCGACTGCCCCCAAATCACGCTATCCAGCCCACTTCCGCTTTTCGCAATCGTCAGATTGCCCGTCATGGTGTCGCCGGCCTTGGATACCTTGCCGTCAAGACCAGCCTGCGTTGCTGTGCTGATGGGTTTGCTGGCGTCGCTAGTATTGTCGACGTTCGCCAGGCCGACATCGGACTTCGTCAGCGTCACCGCACCAGTGCGACTGGCTACGCTTTGCACCGGCGCGGCGGCCGATGCCCTGGCGTTGGTATAATAAAGATTGACCGAGCCTTCCGGCACCGCATCGGTCGAGCCTGGCGACGGCGAGATCTCGATATAGGCCGAACCAGACCAGCGATAGATCTTGCCGGTGTTCAGCGCGACGTAGATGACCCCCGTCGTGCCGGTGGTGGGAAATGCGCCCGTGCTTGCATATTCCAGCACGTCGTCGACGTAGGACGGCAACTGTGCCGCAGGCACCTTGGCGCCCGCATCGAGCGATGCATAGCCGTTGGCGGCGCCTTTGTTTGCCTTGTCCTCCTTGAGAACGTCGGCGGAATCGACATAGGCCTTAGCTGCCGCCTCGATCCAAGCCGCATCCTTGCGGCCATATGTCTTGCCGTCCGATGGCGCGTCGTCGAGCTTGGCTTGCAGCGCAGTGATCACGCTCGCCGGCAGGGTGCAAAAGACATTCTTGCTGCCGGCGGCAAACACGACCAATGCGTCGGCATTAGTTGACTGCCGCACGGTGTCACGCACCAGCGTGGTGGCGTCGGACAGGTGCCCGCGGCCGATCTCCCAAGCGCCGTTCGGCATGCCGGTGGTGCCATCAATGGACTCGATGCAATAGTCGAACGACGGGCCGACGCCGAACGCGGTGTTGAAACTCTCAAAGCCGGTGACGGCACCTGCCAGCACAACAAAGCCGGTGCCGGTCGATGTCGAGAGTTCCTTGACGCGGTCGGCGATCATGGCATCACCAATCGGAACGACTGCAGCCGCACCGGGCTGTTGCGAAAGATCCTGGTCGTGTTGAGCCGGATAACGGCGTCCGATTTCTCGTCGCCGACATCGCAGGCAAAGACCAGGCTGCCATCGGCGGCCACGATGCGGGCGCCCGTTGCGTTGCCTTGTGCCAGTGCGGCGTCCTCCTCGGCAATCCGGTTAAACACCAGCTCGCCGCCGATAGCTTCCTGCGCGGCTGGATTGGATAGCGGCAGCACCGCCAACGTGCCGGTATCCGATAACAGTTCGATGCTGCCACCATTCATCATCTGCGCAAGCGCATCGAGCATGGCGCTACTCGCCGCCTCAGACAGGTTGACGATCACGGTTGCGGCTCACCATAGACCGGCACCAGCGCGCCATTCTCGTCGCGCTCGATGCGCGTGACCCTGGCGGCGGCCGGTGTTTCACGTGACACAATCGGCGGCAGCTCGTGCAGCATCCGGGCCGCACTGGCGACCTCGACGGCGAGCTCGGGTGGCAGCATGACGACCTGCTGGTCGAGGCCAATATTGAACACGGCGTCAGCCACGCATTCGCGCACAAACGGTGCCATGCCCGCGGCGAGCGCCGTTATGGTTTCGTCGTCCATCATGCGGCAGCCTTCAGGGCCAGAGTGAAAGCAGCGGCCAACTCAGCGCCCGACTTTTTGGGCGCCCCTGGCTGTGGTGCCGGTGGCTTTGCCGGATCGGCAGCGGCATCCGACGCCGCGGCCGGCAGCGCCGCGGGAGGACTGGGCGGCGCCGCCGGTGCAGGTGTCTTCCCGATCTGACTCAACGGGACGACCTGCTGCTGGACGCGAGGCTCGTCGCCGAACGAAACCGCCTCGTAGCCTTCGAGCGCGCGCGCTTCGTTCGGGGCGAAGATGCCGCCTTGCACGCCGCGCGCCAGGCTCTCGATGCGGTCCTTCATCGCCGAGCGCAGCAGCGCGGCGGTGTCGAATTCCACATACTCGTCGGGCTGGCCCTTGAGGTCGAACAGCAGGCCGAACGCTTCCTCGATGTGATTGAGTGCAAATCCTAAACCGCTCGCGACCCAGCTCTGCATCAGCAATTCGGTCGAGCTGTACGCGGTGCCGCCGATACCGAGGATCTGCAGCGGGATGCGGAACGCCAACGCAATCTGCTCGTTCGACAGTTTCTTCATGTCAACGGTGGCGGCATCGCGGCCGCCCTGCGCCCAGGGCTGGACCTTCAGGCCGGCCGTCAGGATCGGCGTGCCGCCCTGGTGCAGGCCCTTGGTCTGGTCGTTCCAGCGGTCGCGCAGTTGCTGGACCTCTTCCTGCTTGAGCTTCAGGTCGGTCGAGAGCACCGCCGAGGGCCGCGCCTCGTTGAGGTAGTACCCCGTCTGCTGGCGCGCGATCGCTTCGTTGATGCCGATGTCGCTTTGGGCCGCAACGAGCGGGCTCTCGCCGACCAGCGGCGCCGGCCAGCGATGCCGCACCGTATGCAGACGGATGTGCAGGACGTCGCGTTGCGGCACGATCAGCGGCTCGGCGCCGAGCCGTTTTTCGATCACCTGGTTGCCGTGCAACTGATAGAAAATATCGCCGTTGGCGGCCAGCCGCGGATGCGACTGCAGCGGGTCCATCAGGTGCAGTTCGTCGATCTCGAAGCGGTCGTTGCGCAGCCCGAGCGCATAGGCGTTGCCATCGAGGTAGAGCGAGCGGGTCGCGTTCAGCAGGAAGTCCGAGATCGACTGGTAGTCGTTGGGATGGCGCAGCAGACGCGAGAGCGCCGATGTCTTGACTCGCTCGCGTCCATCTTTGTCGTTGAGCCGCCAATGGTCGCCGGGACACATGGCGACGGTCTGCGCATAGGCCGAGACGCAAGCCTCGACCATGGCCGACTGGGCGCCGAAGCTGACCGGCGTGTAGCCCTGCTGCCACCAGTTGTCGGCCACACCGGCGGGCAACCACCCGCCGGTCACTGGTAAAAAATATGGCCCTGGTCTATAGTTCCCCTCGCCCTTGGTCACCCAATCCCGCATGCGTCTTAGGAGATTTGAGGCCATGTCTCGTAAGCCCAATTCCCTGGCGAGTTATCGTGCTGGTTGGCGCAAACGTCGCGCCGCCATGCAGCGTAAGTTGATCGGACAGACATTTGGTCGATTAACCATCATCAGCATGGCTCCAAGCCGCAGCGGCAACGGTGGAACGCGCTGGCGTTGCGCGTGTGTCTGCGGAAACAAGACCACGACCAGAATTTCCAGTCTTCGCGACGGTGAAGCACAATCCTGCGGATGCCTCCAACGCGAAGTCGCTACTGACACAGTTAGGAAACGATCGACAAAACATGGTCACGCGCCACGAAACACACCATCTCCCGAATACCGCGTATGGACGGCAATGCATGCCCGTTGCCGTAACCCAAACGCTAGTGGGTATAAGTATTACGGTAGTCGCGGTATTGCCGTATGCAAACGCTGGAATTCTTTCGCATGTTTTTTCAAAGATATGGGACCTAGGCCGATATCGATCTCTGGCCGGCGGGCATTCTATTCGATAGATCGCATTGACAATGATGGCGACTACAAGCCGTCAAACTGCCGATGGGCGACCCGTTCTCAACAAGTTAAAAACAGGCGCCCATCAGCAATTTGATTTTGCATTCATGTTGCTGGCGTCGTGTTCCGCGTCTGGTAGCCGCCGCGTTCGCGTTTGGCGGCCTCGGAGTGCTTGGTCTCCTCGGCTTGCTTGGTCTGCGGCTCATTCTGCTCTGGGCTACCGTCGGGCTCGTGTTCCATGAGGTGTACACCCAAGGCAGCGAGGTCGTTTTCTTCCTGTGTCGGAGTCGGCTTTACCCCGCTCGCCATTTTGGCCTGCTGCTCGTTGGCCTTGTCGCGTGCCGCGCGGTCGTCGGCGAGCCGCTTTTTCGCGGCTGTCGTGTGTTCGTTGTCGGTCATTTTTGACCTCCCTCTGTTGGCTTGTCCGTTACCTCACTGCCCTTGACGGTCTTCTCGGTACCGTCCTCGAGCGTGACAACGACCTGGCCGGTGTCCTTGACAAATTCATCGTCGCCTTCGCGCGCGGGGCGCGAATTGCGAATTGGTTTGCCTTGATATTGCTTAGCCATCATTGACTCCTTCTGTTGCGGATCACCACGTAACGCCGGCCACCCAACTGACGGTCCCAGTTCGCCTAATTCCCCAAGTGAGCGGCATGATCATGCGCAGGGCCAGCATGTCGGTCTGGAACATGCTCTTGGCCGGGAAGGCGACCGCGGTGCCGGATGTGCTTATATCCGTAGGACTCGTGTCCTCCATATGTAGGGTGGCCTGATCGCTGATTTCGAACCGCGGCCCGTCGCCGGTGACGCTGACGAAGTCGGCAGCGTCAATGACGATGACCGTTCCAGCCGGCACCGTGCCGCTCTGGATGATCGGCCAGCCGCCGAGGCGGCCCTGGCTGATCTCGTCGCGGAACGGGAATACGCCGGCGCCGGTGGCGATGGCAAAGCCCGCGCTGTTGACCTGTTGCGGGTTCATCAGCCAGGTCGGCTTGCGCACGTTGCCGAGCGTTCCGGTCAGCAAGGCCCCCGACAATTGCTTGACGTCGCCGGTGAGCGCGGCAAAGCCGCCGCCGGCGGTCGGGGTCAGGCCGGCCACGCCGTTGAGGATGCCGGCTGGCCGGATCGTCGTCGCCGCATTGGCATCGAGCAGGATGGCGTCGATCGCAACCGAGGTGTCGTAGACGACGGCATCACGCAGCAGCCCCTCGATCGCCGGGATCGAATGCTCGTCGAGCTCCCGCGTCCAGGTCGTGATGACCGCCATCTTCATGGGCGTCAGCGGGAGCGACGTGAACGCACCCTGCCGAACCGGAATCGGCAACCCTTCCCCGACGAACGACCCGGCGATGGTTGGCGTCCGCGACCGTGTCGGGATGAGAATTTTGGCGTTGCGGCCAAATCCGAGTGCCAGGCCCATGCCAGACAGCGGCCCGAATACCGAGGCCGCCTTCAGGATATCCATGAACTCGACGACGGTCTGTTGCGCCAGCTCCTTCGCCCATCCGGTGACCGTGGTCATGGCGGCGGCCGAGGCCGCCCTGGTCTGCCAATCGACCACCGCCGCGAGTGGCTCGTCGTTGCCATAGAGGGCGCGTGTGACCTCCATCACCGGCTTGCGCTCGTGGTGTGCCAGCAGGCGCAAGGCGGCCGAGCGGCAAAGCAGATCGATCGGATCGAGCTTTTTGCGTTCGACGCCGAACGGTCGTTGCAGTTGCGGCGCGCTATAGCTGCCGTTGCCTTGCTTGATCACCGCAGGCATTCGGCCGCCGTCGTCACTGTTCACGGCGAGATTGCGCTCGCTGTCGCGCAACGTCGCCAGGATTTCCCTGTCGTGCGCGATCTCGGCGTTCGCCTTTTTCACTGTCTCGAGCAAATCGTTCGGATAGTCGCCGTCGCCGACAGCGTCGTGCAGCGCATCGAGCTTGCCGGTCTTGTCGAGGATCGAGGATTCTCTCTCTTTGATTTTTTGAGCGAGCGACATGGTCGCGCCCTTTCCAATTATTCGCGATGACGTGTCGGCTTGCCCGCCGGTGAACCCGCGCCGCCTGATCCCGCGTTCTTTGCCTTTCCCGGCGAAAACGAGATCGATGGTCACGGGCGAAATCTTGAGCGACTTGGCGATGGCCAAGGCGTTGGGGTTCGCTGGAACACTGACCAGCGAAGTCTCCACCAATTCAGCCTTGGTGAAGAAATAGCCGTCGGATTCTGGCCGCGCCTTGGATTCCTTCGGGCGGAATCCGACGCTGACGGCGCGCAGAATGCCGGCCTCGATCAGCTTGCGGATTTCGTCGATGCGATCGCTGGTGCCGGTCGGCGCGAGCTCGAGGTGGCCGCGCAACTGCTTGTCCACGACGCGGACGTTGGCCCACTTGCCGATCGGCGCATTGCTGTTGTGATTGAACAGCGCGATCGGGTTTTTCTGGAACGACGCCAAGTCCCAGGCGTCCGCCATGATCACGTCGTCCATGCGGTCGGGCGTTTCGTCCGACAGCACGAACTCCTGGCCGCTGACCTTGGCGGCGTGGGTTTTATAGACGACGTCCTTCGTCGTCGAAGCCGGCGCGCCCTTGTCCCAGGCGTCGTCCCAGATCAGTTGGCACACGTCCTGATCACCGATCTCACTGCCGCAGCGGCTCATAAAATCGATGTAGGATTCGTCGAGCGCGGGATAGAGGTCCGCCTGACGCTGTTTTGGCATGACTGTTGACCTTTTTCAGAACGTGAACATCAGCGCGACGAACACGATCGCGAGCGCGGCCGTGAGCGCGATGAGCCCCACGGCCTTCACCACGTCGCGGTCGGTCATTGCTTTCTTTACTTGCCTTTACTGTGTTGTCCAAATAATAGCGCGCGAATACTATTGACTACTTAGGTAAATACTATATTTTACTTTCATCAGAACAGAGGAGATAGACCAATGACCAAGACCTTCGCCAACACCTGCAGCCACCGCGACCTGATCGACCTCGCAGTCGAATACGCGATGATCCGCTCGACCTTCCATTTCACCGGCCTCAATGCGAAGCAGCAGGCCGCAGTGATCCGCCAGATGAATAAGATCGCCGAGCAGCTCCCTCCCCTCGCCTGAGGGGAGTCGGCATTCACACAAGGAAGACAGAACATGCTCAAAGACATCATCGAGATCGCAGCCGACTTCTTCACCAGCCCGTTGACGCTGGTCGCCTTCGGACTGCTGATCCTGGCCTGCGCCTAAGGATAAGGCGCGGCCTCGACCGCAATCGCGAACTTGCAATCAACCTTCTGCGCAATCGGATGCGTGCGCGAGCCCGACCTGAGCTTGATGAAATTGATCGACTTCGTCCAAGGTTCAGGCACCACAATGCCGGTGCTGCCTCTGGCCACCACGGTGACCTCGGCGCCGCTTGCCGTAAATAAATCGTTGTAGAAGTTGCCGTCTGTACTCACCTGAAAAGTCAAATTAGCCGGCGTGAATTCCTGCGGCACCGTGATACGGACGATATTGCCCGCCGAGCAATCGACCCCATCCGAGAGCGACTCGCCCGCAAGAATAGTTGGTCCGTCGATGATGCTGAGTGGCATGGACGTTTCCCTTCCTTTATGATCAGGCGATGAGAGCCGCGATATCGACCTTCCACTGCGGCTGTGGATCGCGCACCATCACCGTCACCGCATCGAACAACGCCATCGCCGGATCGATCTTCGCATCGCCGGCGTTTGCTTTGGTCGCGCGGATTGCCGTCGCCGTTGGCTCGATCTTGATGTTGCCCACGCACCAGTCCATCAGCGCATTAGGCGCGTGCTTTAACGTGCCATTTTCCGTCTTGCGTTCCGCAGTCTTGATCGCGTTCATCAACTGATAGCCCTGCGGCGCGCCGACCACGCGGTCGCCCTCCTGCGTGATGTCGATGGCACGCAGCGCCTCGATGAACTCACCCAACCCAGCCGGATCGACCGCCACGCAGGCGAGCAGCTTGCGCTCGTCGATGTCGGCGATCAGCGCGACAATCTGCTCGATGTCCTCGGCCGCATGCTCGACGATCGTGAGCTCGCCCGCGCCCTGCGCCTGCTCGAGCCGCGACGCGATCGACTTGCGCCGCTCCAGCACGCTGCGATGACACCACGCATGCGTCCAGACCAGCCAGTCGAGCGTCTCGCGACACCGACCAACGACTGCAACACCAAACAAATCATCCAACCCGCCGCCGTCGATCCCGACCACCACGACCTCGGAACGAATCAGGATTTCCTCGAGCGTGAGCGCCGCATCCTCGGCCGCTTCCCAGTACTCGGCGCCCGGCCAGCCGTTCTCGCGCAAGCTCAGCCCGACCTGTACGTTGAAGTGTTGCGACGCGATCAACGCCACCGCACCCGGCCCGTCCGCCTCCGCCCGCATCACCTCGCGCGCCAGAAAGTCCTCGGATGTGCTGCGCCCGAGATTCGGATTGACCAGCGGCCAATAGCGACGCTGCTTCCACCCATTGTCGCGCGCGAGCCGGTCCGGCAGCTCGTACAGCACCGGCAGCAGCGGCATCTTCGCCGTGCCGTCACGCACCGCGCGCGCCATCGCCAACTCGGACGCGAACACGCCGCTCGGCGACTGCTTGCTCTGCGTCGTGGTCTGAAACAGAAACCCGTCCGGCCGCTTCGTCAGCGCGCCGCGCAATTCGATAAAGATGTCGGCCGCATTCGACTTCTTTGCAAAGACGTGGGTTTCATCGATCATCGTCCCCACGCATTTACTGCCGGTAATGACGTCGGTATCAGCCGCCTTGATCTGCAACGTCGCGCCCGAGATCCGATGCGTGATCTTTTTCAGGTTGTCCTGAACTTGGAAAATCTTCGTCAGTTCGGGATCGAGCTTTATCGTCCCCTTCGCTTGCCGGTACGCGATCCCGGCAACCTCGATCGTCGGTGCAACGAAGATGAACTCGGCCTCCGGGCGACGGTTGACGATCAGCCCCGTCAACATCACCGCACCCCCGTTCGAGCTCTTGCTGTTCCCCTTCGGAATGAGCTGGAACACCTCCGAGATGTGCCGCATGTTGGTTGCGGGATCGTAGGAACCAAACAACGCCTCGACGATCGGGAAAAACCACGGCCCGCAGACCTCCCCCATCGTCGGCGTGCCGATCACGTCCGGCAGCCGCAACCGCTTGAACACCCGTAGCGCCTTCGCCGCCTCGGCCTTGAACAGCGGCAGTTCCGGCACCAGCGAACGGCCGGACAGAATCCGCTCCTCCCAGTCCACGACCGCCGTGTCCCAGGACCGCGTCAGCATCTTTGGCCTACTTGCGCAACTTCATGGCGCGATCCGCCAAAACAGCCAGGCCATTGGCCGCTAACGATCATCAACATGCATGTATTCAAGACAATTATAGCCGCCGTGACCCTCGCACTCTGCGGGACCGCAATCATTTTGCTCGTTGCCGTCGCATCCATTCCACCGGCAAAAGTGGAAGTGTTAACCACAAAACAACAGTGCGAGAGGGCTCGAAAATCGTGGGGCTTCTCGCGGGAGGACATGTTGGCAACATGCAAATACACTCCAGGAGCGAAGTGCTGTATAGCCGGCAATTTGTAGCGGTCAATTAGCCCGGCCATCGAACTCCAGGTCGCTGGCCCACTCGGTGGCCGCACCAGCCGTCGCCGCAGCGTCAGCCTGTAAATCTTTCTTGCCCCTGACCATATAGGCCACCCGCGGGTGGCAGTACGGCGCCGCCGCAATCGCCATCCGGTCGCGCCGCACCACCCCGGCACCAGGGTCTCTGATTACCGCCAGCATGTAATCCAGCGGCAGTGACCTTGACGTAACCCCAGGTTGTACCTTCGCCTTCCGTCCCATCTTCTTGGGTGGCTGATCGCCCTCCTCCTCGGGGGGTGTCATGGCAGAATCCCATTCTCTTACCGACGACGTCACCTTCACCGCTCTACTCCCTCAAGAGAAGAAATTTCTTTTCGTTTTCAAAAATTACGGCCATGCAAAGCCCGGGCTCTTCTCCTGGGGGGTTTTTCATAATTTTGGATACGCCCCCCCGTACGCTTAGCATTTTATTCTACGAACCTGCGCCTCGATTGTCTTGCGTCGATGGTGCGAAGCACAGAGACATTGACCGTTGTTGAGATCGAGCACCGACCCACCGTCACGCAACTCATGGATGTGGTCGGCGAACATCCGATGCTGGGGCCATGCCCTGGTGCATCGGAACCCATCGTCATCGTTGGCCTCGCACTGTCCGCCTGCCCTACCCACCACCGCAGCACGCCAGGCACGGTAGGCAGGTGTGCGGTAAGCTCGGTCGTCGTCCTTCAGCAGCGGGGTGGTACGTCCGTCCAAGGTACGGAATAGCGGGGCCAGGGTACGTAGGCTAGGCACTGGCAAGCCTTTGCACCGGCTGCCTTAGATCACGGTCAAGCATTGACAATGCTGCGTCCTTTGCCCGTGCACGATTGACCATATCCGATAGTGTCCCATCGGGCCGACGCACCCGCCACATGGTTGGATACTGCTCGCATTGGAGCGCGCGTCCATGGGTGTTCTCTCCGATTTAGGCAACGGCGAGAGCCCGCTGGAGGCAGGCCTGGTGCGTTATTTTAGGATTTAGGTGGTAGGGTAGCGGGGACGGTCATCAGCCATCCCAGCGCCACCGGACAGCCTGCGCCACACTATCGGCTGGAATGGCGAATTTGGTACCAATGTTTCAACCGGAAATCAATATCTTGCGGTTAAACCATTGGCGGTCACGCTATAGGTAGGCTTTGCCGATTAAGTTCCAGCGCAATGACATGGGCACCACCGCTCGCGTAACGATAGAACGTCGACCGCGACCAACCCCGTTTTGCCAGCATTTTCCGCACTGACCGCCGATAGGCAACGGCTGCAGCCCATTGCGCCAGGCAAAGGCGCTCCTCGGGATAGGGCGCCAGCATGATTAGCCAATCATGCGCCTGTTCCATCCGGGAGATGTCGGTAGCCGAAACGCCGAGCCGAGTGAATTCCCAACTGTGAAACCGGTCTTTGCGATCGTCATCGGCTCGGCCAACAATATCGGAAAACTCGACCGCCATGCTCGGCCAGGCAGAAGCGATCAGCAACCGCCGGCGCGCTTGCGGCAACCTGCGTTCTACGGAATAGGCCTCGATCAGGCGCCGCTGCACCCACTCGGCGGACCACTGCGGCGGCGCCAAGCCCTGGCTATCGGCCGCGATCGAGCTCAGGCGCATGGCCATGTCCTCCCTTCGCGTTGGTCGGGGTGCGCCGGCACTCCTGACAAGTTCCAGCGCACCCCTATCGGGCCGGGCCGAGATGGGATCGCCCGGACCCGAATGGTTGCATCACCCAGTGAGACGCCGCCAAGTCGAATCCGGCGGTGCATCGGGAATTGCCGCCCATTGTTCGTCGGTGAGGCCAAGTTTGGCTTTGACGGCTTCCGGTGTGAATTGATTGGCCTTGTCGGCTTTGTCTGGCTGTAGGCGAGCAAGCAGTTGCTTAAACCCTTCGGCGATGCGCTCACGCTCGGTTGTGCTGACTGCTGCCTCCAATCGCGCGCGTTCAGCAAGTTGGAAACGCGAGCGTTCCTCCCATTCATCGGTCCATGCGGGCGCCGGCATGTGCCGCTTACATGCCTCGACAATTTCGGCCACGGTCGGAATGAATTTCAACGATGTGATGACTTCGTCGACGGCGTGTTCGCCGATGTCGAGCGGATAACGGCACAGAGCCGTGGCCATTGTCGCGATGTAGGTTTGCGGATCAGCGAGGCTTACGGAAGGGTATGAGCCGAGCATTCGTCTTGTTAGCCTGACTGCCTGGTCCCTTGTCATCGCATTGGTCGAGGTAGGCATCGACTTGTTTGAGAGCATGTTGAACCTTCTCCTTCCTGTCCTCACGCGAACCCGGTCGCGGTGTTTGTTGCGATGAGTGGCTGTTCGAATTGCGGTATGGCGAGCGGCACCAGTTGCGCCATGCCGCCATGGTGTTCTTGGGTTGCTTGCCGTGGGCGAGGCAGTAATCGCGGAACGTCTGCCATTCATCCGCGATGCGATTGGGGAGCCAGCCGAGGCTGCGGGCTAATGCGGCTGCTTCATCCGATATTTCATTAACAGGGGAGGGCAAACGCTCACGCGCGCATGCGCGCGGCTTCCGTGTTTGTTTACTTCCCTTTCTTTCTTTCTTATCTTGGTGAGTGTGAGTGTGTGAAATCGGAGCGTTGATATCGTTGGTGGATTTTCGTTTACATAGTGGAACTAATTCCACCTTACCACGTTTTTTCTTTAATGATTTCAACGAATCTGCCTTTTTTAGCTCCAGTTCGACACGCTTATGCTTCCAGTCACCGTCAAAAAACTGTTGCATAACAGCGCGATAGCGGCGTAGCCACCACTTCAGCGAGACGTGTGCTATCCTTGCAAGCGAGGGGTCGTCTTTTGGCAGGCTGCCATTTGCCCAATAGTGCATAAGCAACAACAAATAAGCCCCATGCTGCATTGCATTGAGATGCGCGGTGTCGCCGAGATAATCGCCGATATACAGCGGCATCCACGGGCGTTTGCTCATTGCACCTTCACCCTGTGCATCAGCGCGCCCCATTGCTTGAGTATCTTCACCGCCGCGTCATAGGTATCGCAAACCTCGTGCGGGCAGTTGTTGAGCTTGCACCACAGCGCGAAGCCAGCCTGGTGCCCGGTGAGTTTTCCGCCGCGGCGCTTGAGCTCGAGGAAATGCGGGCGCTGCCAAAATTTCGGCCCCGCGGGCGGAATCAGGATTAGGTCCGGCCACCCTGGCTGCGTGCCCATGCGCTTTAGCCGCGCGCCCGTCACATCATCCCGGCGTTCGCCCATCGGCAGATGCGTCCAAATCCACCCCGGCGTTGCCCAGCGGCGCAGCGTGTCAGCAACGGCACAGTGCACGGCGAACTCGAGCGGCGGTGGCGCTGCTACGCCCCGCTGCCGGCGCGAACGGAACAGATGCAGTTGGCGCCCGCTCATTCGGCCGCCCGATCGAATTCAAACCCCCGCTGCCGATCTTCGCTATCGAGGTGTTTGCAGGCTTGCCGCCAATAGCTTTCTTTTAGCTCAATACCTATGAACCGGCGTTTTAGCTTAAGTGACACAAGGCCCTCAGAACCGATACCCATGAATGGAGATAAAACTGTATCACCAGCATTACTCCACAGCGAAACGGCGCGCTCTATGATGTCAAGTGCGAGTGGGCAGATGTGGCGTTCATCATCCGGCGAACGCGCGCCGGCGATATTGAGAACGTCGGTCGCGCGCGTATCCATCCATACAGGCGATGCCCATTGCTGCCAGATATCCAAAGCCTCGAAATACTCCTTTGCCCAACGATCG